CAACCGCAACTTCTGAAATATTGTGACCTAAATAAGCTGGATGAACATGATTGGGACTTCTTATTAAATCATCAGCCGCAGTTTGAAAAATATAAAACATCTTATACATGAAATTCAGAAAATCAAACAAAACTAAAATTTAATAATTATGAAAACTTATAACTGGATCAACAAACTATCGGCAATCATGGGATTTGCCGCCGCAGGGATTCTTAATTTTTAAAAATGAACTTGTTTACTTAATTGGTGCTGTAATTTCAATCATTTATGCTTTAATGTTTTGGAAAATTTGCCATGTAGTAAATGATTTTGAAAAATTTAAAAATATGATTGAAATAAACAAGAATTACAACGAAAACTGTTTAGAAACAATGAAAAGAATGGAAGATAATTTTGTAGACCTAACTGTTACAAGTCCACCATATGATAATCTAAGAACATATACAGGAGAAGCTGAATGGAATTTTGAAGTATTTAAAGAAATTGCTAAAGAGTTATATCGAGTTACAAAACAAGGCGGTGTAGTTGTTTGGGTTGTAGGTGATGCTACTATTAAAGGTAGTGAAACAGGAACATCGTTTAAGCAAGCATTGTATTTCAAGGAAATGGGATTTAATTTGCATGATACAATGATATGGAAAAAAACAAATCCTATACCATTAACACACAACCGTTACGAACAGCATTTTGAATATATGTTTATATTTTCGAAAGGTTCGCCTAAAACGTTTAACCCGATCAAAATTCCTTGTGTAACAAAGGGGCAAATCAGAAACTGGAAAAATTCAAATAAAGAAGAAGGTTCGGCAGCTAGGAATAGGAACGAAGTGACGGTAACAAAATCCGAAAAAATTAAGGGAAATGTGTGGGAAATGTCTGTATCACATACAAAATATAACCATCCCGCAATATTTCCTGAAAAATTAGCACAAGACCATATATTAAGTTGGAGTAACGAAGGAGATATAGTTTATGACCCATTTATGGGAAGTGGAACAACTGCAAAAATGGCTATATTAAACAATAGGAATTATATAGGTAGTGAGATAAGTAAAGAATATTGTAATATTGCGGAAGAAAGATTAAATCTAATTAAATCTAATGAACTTGAAAAAACTAAATTATTGAGAGGAACGAGACAATTTATGGATGATAAGGTAACTATTGTTGTTAAGGGGATTTCTTCTTCTGGAAAATCAACAAGAGTTTATTTATTTCTCAAATTTTTAAGGGAAATGGTTGAATTTACTTTTCACCCCTATATTTATAAAAACAGAGAATTAGGGTTGCTCTGCGACGACCTAAATTTACTTTTTATTGGAAAGGAGTATGAGGGTAATGGAATTATTCGTTGGCAGGGACTTGATTCTAAAACAGGCTTGTTTGGTTCTAATGCAGATATTAGTAATTTTATTCGTGATGCTGATTGTTCTGTTATTATTGAGGGAGCAGGCACGACGCAATCTCATAGGTTTCGTCCTAAATATTTATATGAGTATTGTGGAATTAGGAATATGATTATTCAGTATTATAGTTTTCCTTCTGATGGATATGGATTTTATCGTGAAAGGGTTTTTAATAGAACGGGTAAGTATCCTGGGGATACTATGTGGCATAAGAATAAATCATATTTAAAGGAATATAATAAATCCCTTCTTGAATTAAAGGAAATTCCAAGTGATTGTCGTGTGTTTATTGATAATGGTTTATTTGATAGTGAATCATGGGATTTAGGTGTCAAAATTCTTGAATTTTTAGGTTTGGGGGAGTATTCTGATTTATACTTTTTGTATTGTGAATCATCAACATACGTTTCAGATAATGTTTTTAAATGTTAATTTAATAATTTTTGGTTATGGAACTTTTTAAGCCTAATGAGAATTTGTATTACTATTTTTACTGGATAAAGGTAAGAATGGACATTTTTTGGGAAAGGTTTGAAGATAAACCTATATCAACAAATGATAGTATTTTTAGGGAATTTAAATTTACAAATGTTTATAGGTGTTTGGACAGGGTTAGCCAGTATCTAATACGTAATGTAATTTATAATGAGCGTGGCCTTAGAAATGATTATTCTACTGAGGATATATTTTGGAGGATACTTTTATTTAAGCATTTTAATAGGATTGAAACTTGGGAAATGCTTGAAAAGGAATTTGGAGATATCACACTTGATATTAGGTTTAATGATATTATAAAATTTTTAAATGATAAGCAGTCTCAAGGGGAATTGTTATACTCTCCAGCATATATGCTTACTTGCCCTATTCTTAGGAAGGAGTCTTTTATAAGAATGTATGAAATTAAGCACAATTCTTCTAAGCAAGAAATTTATTTAAATGTATTTAAGAAATCAATTTTTGAGAATGGTTATATTTATACTATTTTACGTTCCCAAAGTCTTAAAGAGTTGGTTATGAATTTGCAGAAGGTTGATACAATTGCTGATTTTTTATCTATGCAGTATGCTCTTGATTTTAATTATTCAATACTGTTTAATTTTGATGAAAATGAATTTAATATTCCTGGTGGAGGTGCTGTAAGGGGGATTCTAAGATGTTTTGATATTAGGAAAAATAATCATGATATGTATCTTGAAATACTTAGGTGGGTTCAGCATAATTTTGATGAATTGGCAGAAATTTATTTGGGGGAGAATAATATAAGATTTTTGCCTGGCAGAAATCCTACTCTTGCTGATCTTCAGAATTGTTTTTGCGAAACAGATAAATACATGCGTGGACTTGGTATAAGGATTAATGGGATTAAGGGTGAAAGGATAAAGAAGAAGTTTGTTCCAAATAGTAAAAAAATTGATTATTTCTTTCCACCTAAGTGGGGTATTAAAATTGTGTAATTTCCTATAAAAATAGGAAAATTAGTTTGTTTAAAAAATAAAGTATTTATATTTTTATAAAAATAAAATTTGAAAAATTATGATGAAGTTTGAGTCTTTAGATCAGGCATTAATAGGTTTGTCTAAAAAACTTTTAAATGAAGGTGTTACCAGGAAAACAAGAGGGTATGATTGTGTTGAAATTCCGGAACCTGTTTTGGTTTGTTTAGAGAAACCGTGTAATAGGTATATTACAATTCCAGAGCGAAAGTGGAATAAGTTTCTTCCATGGATTGAAAGTTTATGGTTAGCATTAGGGTTGAATGATTTGGCTCTTCCTGGGAAATATGTTAAAAATCTTTACAATTTTAGTGATAATGGAAGGACTTGGCGTGCTGGTTATGGTGCTCGGTTTAGATTTTATACCGGCTTTGGCCAAGATTATGATATTTCTGATAGGAAGCAGGCACATATTTATTCCGGAACTGTCAATATGGTTGATCAGTTTAGGTATGTGATTGAAGTTCTTAAAAAAGATATAAATTCAAGACAGGCAATAATTACTATTGCTGATCCTGCTAAAGATTGTTTTGATTCCGAAGGAAATATTAAGGTTACAAAAGATCAGCCTTGCAGTAGGAGTCTTCAATTTATGGTTGTTGATGGAAAACTTGATTGTACTTTGTATATTCGTTCTAATGATTTAATGTGGGGATTTTCTGCTGTTAATGTTTTTAATTTCACACTTATTCAGGAATATTTTGCAAATATTCTTGGGATTCCAGTTGGTAAGTATTATCATTTTGCAAATAATTTACATTATTACAAAAATTTTGAAAACGATATTCGGTTTTTTGCAAGTTTAAATCCAGATGATTATTCATTTAAGCATGAATTTTATTATAAGAGTAATTTTATGTCATTAAAAAATTTTGATTTTTTAATTGATTTGCTTTTTGATTTTGAAAAAAGGATAAGTTTAAATCCTAAACATGATGATGAAATACCTGATTTTGGTAATGATATGATTAATGATTGGGCAAGAGTTATTAAGGTGTATTGGACAAAAGAGAAAGTAGAATTTGTAAATCCATTTTTAAATTTGTTATTTTATGGAAAAGAAAATCAGAATCCGGACTTTAAATCTTTAGGTTTTAAGCCAGGACAAATGATTGTTAAGGTGTATCATTCTGATACGAATATTGGGTATTATTCAGTTTTTAATCCAAAAGGGTATATTGATAGATGTGAAAAGGATGGTAAACGTGCTGAATATTTAGGTATTTTAAAACCAGATTTTACAATTTAAGTATATTTGTATGAATGATGTTAGTATAAGTAATTATAGAAAAATGCTTAATATCCAGAGACTTTCTGGGACATATAAGCAAAGAAGTTATAATCTTGCAGAGCATTCTTATTATGTTGTAATTCTTTTTCAGCATTTTGCTGAAATTGAAAAAATTGATTATGATGTAAAAGAATTAAGTTTAATTCTTAGGCATGATTTAGTTGAGGTATTAACTGGGGATTTAATTTATACAGTAAAAAATTCTTCTCCAGATAACAAGGAACGTTGGGAATTAATTGAGGACGAGATTATAGGTAAACATAAAGAATTTCTTCCATATTCTGATAGCAGTATAAAATCTTTTTTAACAGAAGATCAATTCAGATTACTTAAGATTTGTGATTTGCTTGAATTATGGATTTTTCTTCAGGAGGAAAAGATTGCTGGGAACAAAAATTGGTCTGTTTTCGATATTTCTGATAGGTGTGTTAAACTTATTACAAGCTATTGTCTTTCTGGTAATAGGCAATTTTTATCTGTTATTAAATTTATGAATAGTTTTGAACCATGGAAAGAATAGTTAAGGTTTTTATAGGAGTTATTGGTTCTGGGAAGGATTATCAATGTAGCCTTCTTGAAAAGGATGGTTATATTCGTGTTGGATTTTCTGATGGTGTTAGAAATCTTACATGGAAATTTTTAAATTGGGAGCCTAAAAATTCAAATGATTATGAAAATTTTAAAAAGAATTATTTTAATATATTTGGAGAAAGACTTCTTGGAAGACAAATATTACAGAGGATTGGAACGATAATGCGTGAAGAGGATGAAGATTTTTGGGCACGTAAATGGTATAATACTGTTACTTCTTTAAGTTTTAATGGTGTTAATAAGATTTGCATTTCGGATTGCCGATATTTAAATGAGGTTGATTATATTAGGAAGTTTTGTCGTGAAAGGGGATTTGAATTAAAAATATATTTTTGTAATTATAAATCTGATAGATATGAGTTAAATGACCATGAGTCAGAAAATTTAGCAAGAACTTTATTAAATAAAGGGTTCAATGATTTGGATGAAATTACTAATTTTGTATAATTATGGAAGAATATTTGTTAAATAATTATATGACGTTTGAAAAGGTTGATGAAGACCTTTTTATAATTGATGGTAAAAGATTTTTGTTTGTTAAACCAACAAATGGTTTACTTTTTAATGAGGATTTTCAATTAATACTTTCCCCCGTTCAAAAGAGTATAAAAACAGATTTTTATGCTTTTTGTTTTGGTGGAAGATTTTATTATACGGAATCTCAATTGGAACCCACCCTTACCCCATTAAAGTATTTAGGTAATTATTCCCCTAAACTTGGGTTTAATTATTCTTTTTTAGGTGTTCATGGGGGGTATGAACTTTTAAATGGTTCAAGATTGTATGATGATTGGGCTATGAAGGCAAAATTTTTAGGGGTTTATGCTTTGGGGATTTGTGAAAGAAATACATTGGCTGGAGCCCTAATTTTTCAAAAATCTTGTGAAAAATTTTCAATAAAACCAATTATTGGGGAAGAAATTTCTGTTAGAGATGATAAGGATTATCAATTTAATATTAAGTTGTATCCAAGGGATGATGAGGGGTGGCGTAGATTACTTTTAATGAATAAGGAAATAAATATCGATAATAATGGTTTTGTTAGGTATAAAAGTTTTCTTGAATATATTGCTGATGGAAATTTTTTTATTGTTTTAGACCCTAAGTATATTGATTATGAAAGAGCATTTCCTATAGAATTAAATTTTGAATGTTTTTACCAATTAGACCCTGTTGAATATGTTCAAAATGACAGGGATGAGTGGTATTTAAAGAATCTTAAAAAATTTGTTAGATCACATATTCCACCTATTGCAATAAGTGATGCCTATTATATTGATAAGGAAGATTTTTTTATAAAAAAGTATTTAAATACAATAGCTAATAAGTATGATTATGATTCTAAAAATCAATTTTTTAGGTCTATTGATGAATATTTTAATGATGTAATGAGTTTGTTTAATCCAGAGGATGAGACAGCCGTTCCTATATTTATGGCATCAATAGAAAATCTTAAAAAAGTTGTTTCTGGTATTCAATTTAAAATTCCAACTGGAGAAAGGCATTTACCAAAGTATGAGTTAACAAAAGAGGAATTTGAGTTGTATGGTGATTCCGAAACATTATTTTGGTCTATAATTGAGAATGGATTAAAAAATAAAGTTCCATTAGATAAGCAGGAGGAGTATATTAATAGATTACAGGAAGAATACAGTGTTATTAAAATGGGGGATGTTGTTGATTATTTTTTGATTCTTTGGGATATTATAAATTGGGCTAAACGTAATGATATAGTTGTTGGGATTGCACGTGGTTCTGCTGGCGGGAGTCTTATTTCAATGTTAATGGGTATTACTGAATTAGATCCTATTAAGTTTGATTTACTTTTTTCAAGATTTTTAAATGAAGGTCGTATTACTAAAAGTTTACCTGATATTGATACGGATTTTGAGTCTGAGAAACGTGGGTTAGTAAAATCATATATAGAGAAGCGTTACGGAAAAAATTACGTATGTTCTGTAGGAACTTACACTAAGTATCAGGTAAAGGGTATATTGAAGGATTTTTCAAAAATTTTTGGTGCAAAATTTGATGATGTAAATATTATTACAAAGAAATTTTCTGGGGATGAAACATTTATTGATCTGTTTAAATTAGCAACTACAGATAAAAAATTAAAGAAGTTTATAATTTCATATCCGGAAGTTATTAATGCAATTCCATTGGTATATGGCCAACCAAAAGCAGGTTCAATTCATGCATGTGCAATGGTTATTTTTCCAAAATCTGGAACTATGTTTGAGCATGTTCCAATGCGGTTACATGATAATGAAATAGTTAGTGAGTGGGAAGGTGCTGAAATTGAATCTTCCGGGTATTTAAAGGAGGATATTTTAGGGGTAAGGCAACTTGATAAGTTTGGTAATATTATTCGTTTGATAAGAGAAAATCATAAAATTGATATTGATATTACTCAAATTCCTTTGGACTGTGAAAAGACATTTATGAATTTTCATTATGGATTGAATTCTGATGTATTTCATTTTGGGTCTTCGGGGTTAACACAGTATTGTCTTGATCTAAAACCTATAAATATTGAGGATTTAATAGCAGGAATTTCATTATATCGCCCAGGAGCAATGGAATCGAATTACCATAATGAATTTATAAAATTAAGAAGAGGCGAGAAAGGTATTGAATATATGTGGGGTACAGAAAATGCAACGAAGAAAACTTTTGGGTTGCTGGTTTATCAGGAACAAATTATGCAAATATTTGTTGATGTTGGTGGATTTAGTCATGCAGAGGCAGATGATGTTAGGCGTGCTATGGTTAAAAAGAATAAGGAATATTTACAAAAGTATAAAGAGCGGTTTTTAGAAAATGCTATAAAAATTGGTTGTCCAAAATTGGAAGCCGAAAATATTTGGGAGAAACTTGAAAGGTTTGCTGAGTATGGATTTAATAGGTCACATGCTGCCGCATATGCAATAACTGGATATATTAGTCAATGGTTTAAAGTTCATTATCCAATAGAATTTTGGGCAACAGCATTTAAGTATGCAACTGAAGAACAATACCCATCATATATTTCTGAAATTTATTTTTCGGGTGGTATAAATATTGTTCCACCTGACATTAATTCATCTGGAAAATTTGTTAGCCCTAATTTTGAAACAAATAGTATACATTGGGGTATTTTATCGATAAGGGATATTGGTGATGTTGCATCTGATCAAATAATAAGTATTAGGGATAGTGTTGGTAAATATTTTTCTTTTGAAGATTTTGTTCAGAGAAATGTTTTTAGGGGGTCAAAGGTTGATAAACGTATTATTGAGAATTTGATAATGTCTGGGGCGTTTGATATTGTTGAAGGAATAAGTAACCCAATTGAAAGGTTTAGACTTGTTGAACAATATTATGAGTTAACGAAAAGAAAAATGGTTGATGGGGTTTTCTTTGAAAACGCAGATTTTATTTCAGAAGATTGGTGGTGGGTTTTACAGCAAAAAAGATTGTGTGGGGTTGCATTTTTTAATTATAAGGAATTATGTGAAAGGTTACGTATTTTAAAATATCCATATATTGATTCAAGGGAATTAAGGAATTTTTATAATGGAAGTAAGAAAATTAAATCTACTGTTGCCGGATATGTAATTGAAGTAAATGTTCGTAATAGTAAGAAAGGTGAATATGCTGATATTACTATTGAATCTAATTATAATTTTATTGTAATTAAGGTGTGGGCTGAACAATGGGCTAAACTTTCAGATATTTTATCTGATAGTGAAAAAAAGATATTAGTAATAAATGGAATAATATCTTGGGATGATTACAAATCAATTCCTATTTTAACTGCTAATGAAGCGACAGAATGTTTTGTTTTGGGCTAATTATTTTATGAAAATGCTATTTTTGTTAAATAAAATTTTTATATTTTTACAAAAAATTAAATTTGTATGAATAATAAGAAAAATTTTGTTGTGTTAAATCTTGGTAATCAAGTAATTACCATAAAATTTGGTAATTTTGAAGATGAAATAGATGCCGATGAACTGTGCAGAATTGATTATGGTAATTTGTATGGGGAGGCTGTTACTGTTTCTGCTTTGATTAATAGAATTGGTATACTTCGTGCTGAAGCGGAATTTATTTTAAACCAGAAAAAACTTGAGTATGAAGTAAGGGAGGCACAATTACGTAAGGATGAAAGACGTAAAGCTAATTTGAATGGAACAAAGTTAACCGAGAAGGCATTGGATGATATTGTTTTGCTTGATGAAGGATTAATGGTTATGCGAAACAATATTTCTAAAGCAGAAAAGGATTTTAAGATTATGGAGGCACTTTATTATGCTATTCTTTCTAAAGACAAGAAATTGAATAATATTTTAAAGCCACTTACCCCAGAAGAATTGGGTAATGAAATTATTGAAGGGAAAGTTAATGGTCTTGTAATTAATAAAACTAAATCAAAGTTAATTTAAATGATTAAGTTTAAGGATTTTGGAATTATACCTACTGAATATGGGTTTGATTTGGTGAGGTTTGTTGAGGCAAGAAAAATAGGTGATGGGACAATGAAAAATCCGACGGGAGATTTTTACTTGAAACAAGTTGAAGTTGGTTATGGTTATACTTTTGAGTTGCTTATTAAGAAAATTGCCCATCTAATAGCAATTGATAATTTACCTGAGGAACCGAGTTTAAAGGATTATGTATTTGAATTTAGAAAATGTGTTGATGAAATTTCGAAATTTTTGGGGCATTAGCCTGTTTTTATATTACTAACAATTAAATTTTAAGATTATGACGTTTGACAGAAGTAAGATTAAGGGAGCAAAAGTCTCTACAATCGTTGAAACCAGAAAAGAAGCGGACAAGCATTCAAGGTTTTTTTCAAAGGGTTACACGGATTTTTTGAAAATTGAACCTGGCATGAATTTGTTTAGGATAGCACCACCACACAATCCTGAACATACTCCATTTATGCCATTAAGAACTACTTGGCTTGAAGTTGAGGTTGATGAAGTTGATGATGAAAACAATCCAACAGGAAGGAGGGTTGTTAAGAATAAAAGAATTTTTATAGCAACAATACATGGGGGGCTACCAAAAGATCCAGTTGAAACATACATTAAGTATGTAAAGCAAAGGGCAGATGATGAGTTTACTAATAAAGAAGATCGTTCAAAATTTCTTGCCCCTATAACAGGTTGGAAAAGTAAGGATGGAAAATGGAATCCTGGAATACAGCCATTAACCACTTATGTTTGTTATGCTTGGGACAGAAATTGGAATTTTGGCCGACTTGAATTGTACTCTAAAGATATTGTTGAAATTGAAAAGTTAAACATTGATGATGAAACAGGTGAGCCAATTGAAACTGATATTTTTACTGATCCAGATACAGGGCGTTGGTTAAATATTAATCTTTTTAAGAATGATAAAGGTAAAAATGAAAGAATTCTTACTAAGCGAGAATTCACTCCGAAGAAGGGAATGAAGTCTTCTGATTTAGCAAAAGCATGGGAGGAATTTGAAAATTCTTGCCGAATTCCTGATGATAAACTAAAGGAATGGAGTGAGAAAGATTCATTGTATAGTATTTATGTTGGGACTTATACGAGAAGGGATTTTGACATGGCTGTAAATGGGTTAATGAGATTTGATGAAAAGCATGGTTATGGAATTTTTGAAAATTCTGAATTTCTTGATGAATTAGAGGAAATTTCACGTTTAGTAAAGGATGATAAGGTTGAAGGTGAAATTGATAAAGACTCGGAAAAGGAAAATGTAAATGTAAATGAATCAGAAAAGAAATCAGTTAAAACTCTTCCTAAAATGCCGGAAGTTCACCAAAGGAAAATAAAATTTGAAGAACCAAAGAGGTTAGAAGAACAGTATGAGGAAGATTTGGATGAAGAAGATGTTGAAGAAGAGGAAGAGGAAAATCCTAAATCAAAAATTACAATTCCTAAGGTAAGTAATGTTGCAGAAAGTGCTGTTGATAATACACCAAAAGTTCAAATTGACGAGGCTATACAAGCAAAAATTGCTGCGTTAAGGGCAAGAGTTAAGGGTAACAAGTAATCCATGGCTGGATGGTGGTGGGTGATAATTTTTTTTTGACCCCACCACCTTTCTTTAAAAAAATTTTGTATGAAAAGACCAATATTTGCTGTAGTTACAGATATTCACCTTGAAGTAAATAATCTTGAACAGCGTAAGGGGTTATTTTATCAGATAATTGATTTTTTGTCATCACGAGGTATTGATAGATTAATGATACTTGGTGATGTATTTGAAAGTCGTAAGGCGATACCAGAAAATGTTTTAAATTGTTTTGGTGGGATTATTACTGATTTATATAATTCTGGAATTAGTGTTTATGCAATTCCAGGAAATCATGATAAATTAGTTTATACGAAGAGGGAGTCATATCTTACACCTTTTGAACATTATCCTGGATTTACATTATTTCAAGATAATGGGGAAGTAAAGATTAATGATATTTCTGTTTTCTTTTCTCCATTTTATGAACAAGAAATTTGGATTAAGGAATTTGATAATTATTTTGGAAGTAAGAAAATTTCTAAAAAATCAATTTTACTTAGTCATTTGGCCGTTACGGGTTCGAGAAATAATAATGGGGAATTAGTTGAAAATGGAATTTCTAAAAGTATGTTTGATTGTTTTGGAAGGACTTTTTTGGGGCATTACCATAATACGCATGAAGTTAGTAGAGATATTATTCACCTTCCATCTATTTGTCAAAAGAATTTTGGTGAGGATGATAATAAGGGTTTTACAATTATTTATGATGATTTTACTTATGAAATTGTAAATCTTAATTTTAAGAAATTTGTAAATATTGATATTGATTTGTCAATTAAAACAAAAAGACAAATTGATAAAATTATTCAGGATGCTATTAGTGATGGTTCTTCTTATGTTAAGGTGAGATTTTTTGGTACGGAATCTGAAATTAAATCTATAAATAAGGATGAATTGAGTAGATTGGGTGTTAAGGTTCAAACTAAGATTAAGGAAATTGAAGATTCTGTTGAATTTTCTAAATCAGAAGAAATACATGAGTATGATATAGTTTCTTTAATAGAAGCATTTCGAGAATTTTGTGAGCAAGAGAATTTGAATTTTGATGAAGGGGTTAAATACTTAAAATAGAAATATTGAGGTAATAATATGACTAAAGAACAAAAATTTTATAAGGCGTTGCAGGATGTATTTATCGGCGCCAAAATTGAAGGGCAAGGCGGATTTGTTAATTTGATGAAAATTAAATCGAATTACTATTCAAAGATTGAAAAAATATTAAAAGATGATATTGAAGAAGCATTAAAACAATATCCTACATTTCGAGATGAATTATTTGACAAGTTGTACATCTTTTTTAATAGATATTTTACCGAAAGTGGCTCTATTTACTTCAGTTCTACACCTTTTCATAATAACATATACGAAAAAGTATATACCGATGATAGAGATGTTATTTTGTTTTGGAAAACACAGATGCTTTACTATGTAAAAACAGACAGAATTTTCAGGAGTTTGCCGGTTGCGTTTGACGGATTCAGGTTTTACTTCGATGCTTCAAAAATTGAAACCAAGAAAGCAAACGAAAAACGCAGTTTGATATACGAATTAAAGGAAGTAAAAAAAGATAAGACAATAGTTTTTAATGTTTATTATTCCGAAAAAGGAAGAGTTACTAAAACAGAAGATATTCTAAAAGATTTGAAGAAAAAGAATATTAACATTGACGAAGAAACTTTAGAACGAGCATTTCGCATATTTGAAAAGCAAAGCGAAGTAGATTTTTTCATAAATAAAAACGCCAAAGCTTTTTTGCAAGAACAATTTAAATTATGGAGTTATCAATATTTTTGGGAAGGGGCAAAGGAATGGAGTAGTGATAGAGTAAATCAATTACAGATATTAAAGGATATTGCGTTTAAGATAATTGATTTTATTTCTCAATTTGAAGATGAACTGGTAAAGATATGGAATAAACCGAAATTTGTTAAAAATAGTAATTATGTAATTACACTCGACAGGATAAATAATCTTGAATTGTTTGAAAAAATATTCAATCATCCAAACATAAACGAACAGATAAAAGAATGGCA